ATCTAAAGATTTTTTGGTTAATGATAGATTTATTTTAAATCTGTCCGCTCCAGGAGCCGCATAATTATTAAATCCCTTTGCATTATCATATAAAGTTTCGTCATCTTTTGCTGTGATGATTTCTTCAGAAACTTTTAAACCAACTCGATATGATGGAGTATTTGTATAATAATCTAAAATTATGGTATCCTTAAACACTCTAGCAAATACACCTCGAATGAAATAAATTCCATCATCGATAGATGCGGAAGAACCAGTGCTAGTAGAATTTGAAGTTATTGTTTTTACAAATGGTGTTCCTGAAGGTATAGTGGTATTTCCGTAATTTATATCTCTATTTGAAATTAATGATTCCCCGTCTTGAAATTGTGATATTTTAAAGGAATTATCAGAATCGATATACTTTACATATAGAGTGATATATTCTAAATCATTTTCTAAATCTGGGTAAACAATTTTTTTTATAGTTGCTGAAACTCCAGATACTTGCCCTGTAATTTTTTTACCAATATACTGATCTAGGTATTGCGCTACATCTATACCAAAATTGATATTGTTAACTTTTACTGCAAAATATTGCGAATCAAATGTAATATTTCCTGGAATTACAACCGATCCTTCTTTGAAGATATGACTACCGAAAGATTCGATTTGATTCTGTAATATGGATTGTAAATTATTCAGTTCTCTAGTTTGTACAGGAATTCCTGGCTGAAATAGAACTTTATAATAATTTTTTTTAGAATCAAAGTCGTCAAAATATGGACTTACATTAAGATTTGTTTTTTGTGCCATTTTTTAAAATTCCAGGATGATTTTAACGTCCTCTTTTTGCCTGATGTTTCGAGTTACTAGTGGTCTATTATCTATGTAAATGATTTCACCCGACTTATTATTTATCTGAGGATTTGCTATGCCATTATTGAAAACAACTCCTAGATTAATAATCTCATTATTAATAGAGGTTGTAATTCCGCTAAAATTTGATATTTGACCAGAAAAAGAACTTTCTTTTCCTATAACTTCGCCACCAGAATTTGAGAAATTTATACTTGAATTTGCAAATGTAGAAACTCCAACATAATCTGTTTGGTCATTTGTTGGTCCAAAATATAAAGATCTATCTCTAAAATATTTTAAAATTTTAGTTTTACTGTCATAAGATGCAACATATCCAATTGCAACATCTCCATTGTTATAAACTTGAGTTATTTTTTCCCCAATTTTCGGCAATTCACTGTTGACACTATCGAAATTGATTGCATAAAGGCTCGAAAAATTATCCTCATAAAAAATATCATCAGAAGTAAATTTTTCCGGATCCTTTAATATTCCAACTTGACAAAATTTAGTGTCTATAGGAAAATTTCTAGTGCTAGAATCAAATCTAGCATAAATCATAACTCTATCTGCTCCTAATTCTTTATATAAATCATAACCATGACCATATGATGGTGGTATGATAGGAATCAGTTTGGCAGGAAATTGAATATTATCGTTTCTTGGTTGTAGTGATCCTAAATCTACAATTCCATAAGTATATCCAGATCCACCAGAAGTCACGGATACATTAATAATTTCACCACTACTATTTGCTTCAATAAAAGCTACTGCACCTGAGCCATCACCCAAAATAGGAACAGTGCCAGAATTATAACCTCTACCCGAATTTTCAATATAAACAGTTTTAATTTGATTAGTTCTACCTTCTTCTCTTACGTCTGTTATTTGTGGATCAGTAGAATCTAACCAATCATTAGGTAAGGTTATATATTCAGTAGAATCAAATTTAATAATGTCATTTGGAGAAACGGTGAAAAGATATTTCCAAAGATAATTATCCTCAACTGTTTTTACGATACCTGTAGTTGTTGGCTCTTCTTGAGATTGATTTCCTGTAGGATTAGATCCACTTGACCCATTATTTAAGCAAATATAAACTTTATATTCACTATTCATTATATAATAATTACTATCATATAATCTAGATTTTTTGGATATTGGAGATAAATTATTTACGTCATAATCATGACGATACATATCATACTTAGTTCCTCTAATCCAATCAATTCTTCTAATTACTCTTCTTACGTTATTTGAAGAGGTAATTCTTTTTCCAAATAAAATTGTATCTTTATATTGGGTTATATAATTTGTATTGTCAATCGGATTGGGAATGATTCCGCCAGAAATTTCCGGACGATCCCATTGAGTAGTTCTACCAATACCATTATTTACTTCAGGATTGGGTAATCCCATCCACACATAATATGAACTCGGTCCGTTTTCTATGGAATTTATAAAATTATTTGCGTTTAAAATTCTAAATTGATCTGTTACTAGTGCAGACATTTATATAACATTTTTTTTCTATTTATATTCAAAATTTTAATTTAATTTTTTAGCCAAAGCACCAGTATCTCTTAAGCCATATTTTCGTCTTTGTATAGTAGGATAAGTGGATAGTCCAGAGCTATATCCATTTGTAGTAATACCGATGCTGGAAGTATATCCAGAAACTCCAATAGAAATAGGAGAGGATGATCTACTAAATCCGGATAATCTACCCCAAGAGATATTTCCCACTGGATATTTTTCCGTTCCTATTGTTGTAATACCGACTATATTAGTACTAGTAGAAATATTACATGTTATAATTCCAGTTATTGCATTATATGCATGTACATAATAGATATTATTCAAAAATGAAGTACTAATTGCTACAATATCTGATTGGGACACACCTAAAGAAGTGACCCCAGAACCTACGTTAGTATTATTAATGTAAATTGGGTAGCCAACTTTCAATTCGGAAAGATTTGAAGGAGATGTAATAATATTGAATTTAAGAGCCAATGGGGCTCCAATTCCAGTTGTAGTTGAAATTCCAACTATAGGGCAAGTAAATCCTTCAATATTAGATATATTTTTTATAGTTTCAACGTCAACTGAATTATTTTTATAATGGTAAATAATGGCATCAATATCAGATAAAGAATTACTTTCATATTCAAACAATTCAGTATTATCCACAAATAATTCAGTTGAAGATGAAGTAAATCCTCGAATTATATTTGCGGTGGGAAATATCTGAGATTCTAATGAGTCTCTAGATTTAGAAACTTCTTCATTATTAATAATTAAATCAGTCTTTTGTTTGGTCCAATATAAAGGTTTTAAATTGTTTTCATCTATACCTAATCCTTTATATGTTTCAGTTTCAATCGTATTAGATGAAGTAATATTATATACAATTCTCTTATCTTGAGTGATAGTACTGGTTATATCATTATTACTAAAGACTTGAACATTATCCCCAGTTTTTATAACAGTATTCACATTCACTAAGAAAGAATCGTCATTAATAGTACCCCTATAGAAGAATATTGAGACATTATCCTCTACCTTAGGGGGAGTAGTGAATTCGAATGATGTTCCTCCACTAAAACGATAAGCAACACTAGGTTCTTGTAGTATACCATTAATAAAAATTAATAAAACGGAATCTAAATCTATAAGTTGAGAATCGGAATTATTACTATCATTTTGAAAACTAAGAAGTTCACCACGATAATATAATGGAAATCTTGTTCTTATTCCATCTTGATATGACTTAACTGAATCAATATAATCTAGTTCTCCAAATTGCCAGCACGCAAACGAATCATTGAAGGTTTCTAGAACAGTTAAAGTGAACTCATTAATAGGGGAAGATAATCCGGATGCGGTAACTAATCCAACTGGTTTAAATACATCACCCTTCCTAAATCCGTAACCATTTCTGGTAACTTTAAATGAGTTTATCTCAAATAAAGTAGAACCTATTCCAGTTGATGAACTTGGTGACACTTCTACATTTAGAAGCAATCCAACCCCAGTTTCCGTTGTTTGTCCTATACCTATTCTAGAAACACCTATAACTGAAAGGTCTTCATAAACTCCAGGCTCATATCCTAGTCCAATACTAGATCCCAGAGAAACAATCATTCCTCCCCTAGGTAATTGATTCTGATTAATATCACTATCACTAATAAAGATATTCTGAGTATTTGCTGAAGTAATTCCCGTAAACGTAATACTTGTAATACCAGAATTTAGATTTTCATTTATAATATAATTATTTTTTGAATTATTTGTTGTAGTTGGAGATTGAAAAATACTATTAATCAAAACTATACCATTTCCACCTGTAGTTCCTAATCCTACCGTGTTTATACCGAGTTTAGTAAGTCTGAATGTATTGGCAATTCCAGTAAATTGATCAGAAATATCATCATAAATTTGATTTGTAGTATAGTCATTTCTTAAAAATACTCTACCATTAAATTCAGCTCTTTCTCTTGAAAGATTTTGATCATTAGGATAAATTAGATCTAAAGAGTTTCCTCTAGGCGCTTGAGTGAAATAAATTTTGTTACCTGAGATGTTGTAGGATCCCCTGTAAACCCCCACTGAAGACGAATCAGTATGAATCCCCGGTAAGGACCCCAAGAAGCCCCTTGTAGCCTCTACTAGGGGCACATTACCGGCATATGTGATTGGACCGATATTGGTAGTTCCGAGACCAACATTATTTACATTTAAATATTCATTATCAATCTTCAAAATGTCATTTATTCGTATTGAAGTAATACCACTTAAAGCGAAAATCGTAGAAGATGCCCCAATCTGTCCACCATTACCATTTAGCGTATATGATACTAATGAATATGAAATTGGATATTGAATTAAATTATTAATTGTAATTAAACTTTTTTCGTTTTTCTTAGACATTTCAAGTTCATGAGCATTACCTAAGCCATATGAAGTAAAGGTAACGCCGATTCCAGATAATGCATATTCCTTTCTAGTAGCTAACCTAAAAGTAGTATTATCGTCTTTAATTGCATAAACTATTTCTGGTAATAATGTAGTCACTACTCCAACATAATTTAATGTTGCACCAATTCCCATAGGGGCAGTTCCAACTCCAATAAATGTAGATTTTGGTCGATATATGAGTTCTTCTCCAGTACTAAAGAAATGGTCTTTAATATTGAATTGTCCAGAAGATAGAGTTAAAACTTCAGAATTTTCTGGATTAAATGTTTTCACAAAAATCGGCTGACCCTGATAATTTAATTCAAAATCCAAACGATCAATATTTTGTAGATTTGTACCATAATAATTTGCCAATTTTACGGATTCAGTTATAGAACCATATTTTAAATCAGGTGGAATATTAATTTTATCCAAATCTTTATAGAAACTTTCATTAAAAGATAATACATTTACTAATTCATTATTTTGAGTATTTGGATAAAATACAACATTAAAATTATTTCCAGATATTTCTGAACCAAATGTACCAATTCCAGTCGTACTGCCTATTGATAAGAATGGTCCCTGAATTGTGTGACTATTAACTCCATCAAATACTGATAAAACCTGATGCAATGCACTTGTATTCCCATAGCCAATTTGGACTAAAGATTTGGCGGCGCTAAAGATATTTTTATCTAAAGATAGTACAACTGTAGATCCACTTGATATACTTGTGTTTTGAGAATTATAAACAACAGTTCTTTCATTGCCATCAGATTGTCCGTTTACTTTAAAACGATAAGTTCCAAATCCAATATTGGTATCTCCGAATGACGTAGATTTAAGATTTAAATTAACCTTTTCGTTAAGATTATTTGTATAAGTTAAGTAAACTTTTCCGCCAGATATATCAGAGCTGAATGTTCCAATAGAAAGATTGTTTTCTTCGCCGGAATTATCAAAATAATATTCATTTAAATAAGTATCAGTTCCATTGTGTGTAAGATAAATTTCAATATAATTAATAATACTTCCATTATCATTTGTTACATGGATATTGACAAAAAATGAAGTATATTTTGTTTTATTAAATTCTAAAATATTTGTAGTTGCATTAGCATTAATCGATTTAGTTGTTGAAATTAAATCGACAAATCCAACTGATTGAGTACTTGCAATCCCCACACTATTGAAAGTATTCTGTAAAATTTTAATATCAAAAGCGGAATTTTCTGTATCATAAGGTTCCAATTTCAAATAAAAGTTTTGAGACTCATTAATATATCCCGATACATTAACTAGATAAGGTTTATTGTTAGAAATAACTATATTATTTTTAACTAAATTATACGCATTTTTATTATTATTAATTGTTACAATTTCGCTAAATTGAATTTCATTATTCAATTTATTCTGAATCAATACTAAAAATTTATTATATCTATTTCTCTTTTCCAGAGTAAGAATATTTGATATATCTTGATCTCTTTCATCGTCATAACTTGAAAATTCATTACTAATATCATCGATTTTCAATACTCTATTGGTTTTACACAGAATATAATCAGATAGATTAAGAGTATTAAATTCTAAAAATTTAGACTTGCCATTTAGCGTATCCACATCGAGAACTAAATCCAAATTATTAATAGTATCTACTCGAAGATCACTAATATAGTCTTTAATTAAAATATTGCTTAAGGCTTCAGTGGTTCCAATTCCTGGACCAACTCTGCCCAATGGGCTAGAGATAATTTGCGTATCTGCAAAATTTTTCAGACCACTAGTGTGCAATAAATTATTTACAGGAGTTACAATTTCTTCCCAAGTTTTAGTACTCTTTACAGTATAGGATAAATTTTGATAATAATCATTATCAGGTAAACGCTGAGTATCATCACTTAATTTTCCAGTATTATACTGCCAATCATTATTTTGTCGATTAAAATAATTTGTATTATAGATTCCATTAATAGATTGAATTAAATCTATAGTTGCGATATTTGAAGATTCTACTCCTTTTATTATATTATTTAAATTGAGTGAATCATTACCAAAAACTTTAATAAAGTTTTGATTTGAATATTTAATAATTAAATCAGTATCTTCATATTGATTTGTATTTCCATTCAAAATTAATAATCTTTCTCCAACTAAAAATTCTGAAATTTCTTGTTCAACCTTAAACTGTGGATAATTTTTGCGATTTACAATCGTAGCATATCCATATTGAATCGCCTTTGGTATTCCCGGATTATCTGTATATTCAGAAATATCAAATTCGAGTATAGCGGGATCGGTACTGTAGTAATTTGTGATGGTAAAAAATTGATATTCATAGTCTGATGAATTAAGTCCATCTCCAATGTTATCAATATTTTCGATGCCTTCTACAAAAATCTGATCCCCGACTTCAAAAGGTATATTTCCAAATCCACCAAAAGGTGTGGTTAATGTACATCTGACAATAGAACCAATCAATTCAACACGATAAACACTAATTCCATTTGAATTATTAATTGTTTTTAGTGTAATTGGATTGTTAGGTAATCCTTTAGGATTTACAACAATTTCTATATTCCCTATAGAAGATCCGGAAAGTTTAGCTTTTAATAACCCAGAATTAATCAGTTCTCCAGTATCACTATTAATACAAATAACATCAGGAGGAGAAATATAATTTTTTCCACTATTTAAAATTTCTATACTCTTAATTGTATTTGAAGATGATACATATAAATTTTTTGCAATATTTGCTATTGGTCTTAATGTTTTATCTGATGAATATTCAAATCCTTCATTTATAGTTTTAGTTTGTTTGATTCTGCCTATGGAATTCGAAACTGGAACTATAAATGCTCCTGATCCATTTGTAGTAATTAGATTACTAACATTTGGAATCTTTTTATAACCAAATCCACCAGAAGAAAGTGAAATTCTATGAATACCCCCAAGTGCAGTATTTGAATTAGTATAATATTCTATGACATCACACTGATTTCTATTATATGTTAATCTTTCTGGATATTGATTTAATGAAATCGTAAATGATGTATTATTTTTATCAATTATATTAAATGTACCATTATATGAACTATCTTGATAGGTTATTTCTGCATATGATAGAACCTCGTTATCTAAATTGATAGGAATTCCATTCTTCTCAAGATTATAATATAATTTATTGGGTATATTTTCCGAATATTTTAACGTTAATGATGCATTTGTAGAAACTCCAGGAGTTCCAACTTTAGTTAATAAGATATTATCACTCTCTCCATCCGATATAAATTTTTTAGTATAATTTATATCAGCATACAAATTAAAATCATATCCGGCCAAAGAAGAATCAATTAAGTTGAATTTAACATTATTATTTCTAATTAAGAATAATGACGGATTAATTAAACTGATTGTATGAATTCCCAATCCTGAAGATTGTATGTCTATGATTACCGGAGGTGTAGAAATACTATTCAAATAAGTATCAGATAGACTAATATTATTTTCATCTATTTTGTAAATAAAATAGTCACTATTAGATAATCCGCTTGGTGGAGTATTACTTTCAAAAAATATTTTATCTCCAGTATTAAAATCGTGCTCTCCAATTTCAATGGAATTTTGTAAAGTATTGACTTTAGTGGAACTAATTCCAATTGAATTAATTAATAATTTATTTCGTGATTGATTAAATTTAACTCTAATATCAGTAGAAGTACCAATTCCTACAGATAGAGATGGTTTAATGGTTAAGGATATTTGATCACCATAATTTAAATTATGACTTGTAGAAACTGAAACTACTGTATTAATTCGATTCAAATCTACCAACACCGGATTATACTTAGTTTCGATAGAATAATCATAATTATCAGATCCCGATGTAATAAAATAAACTCCATCTGAAGTTGTTGTGAGACCAATATTAGTAACAACTCCAATAAAATCTTTAGATTTATTAATTACATAAAGAGATTCTGAATTTTCATTTAATATATTAAATGATGACTCTTCTGGGTCATTTTTTACTGTGATTGATGATGATCCAGTTTCTTTTCTGAATAAAAGCTCCTGGCCAGTTTTAAATTGATGATTTGGTAAGTATATATTTTGTGTTGGAATAAAGATACTATATTCCGTAGTACCAACAGTATATGTTGTAGAAATTCCAGAACCACTAATTGTACCGATACCTAGACTATAGGTTGGATTAAAATAAATTTTTCGATTATTCTGTGAATTGAATATAGTTGTAGATTTATTGATTAATATAGAATCTGGTAGGAATCTTACAATAGAACCGGAAGAATGTGCGACGCCAGCTGAAGACCTTTTTGCTTTAATAATATTATAATTCAAATAGGTATTAAGGACAGAGAAAATTTCATTATCTATTTTAATACTACTTCCAATGGAAATATTATTTGGTATATGAGATAAGTAAATATCAGTATATTTTCCAGTAGATGAATAGTTAGGAATTGATTTACTTATAGTAGAACTAAATGAAGTGACTCCAATTGTATATTTTCCATTGACATTCGATAATCCGGAAATGACAATATTATCACCATTAGAAAAATTATGATAAGGAGTGATAGTAAGTTTTAATTTATTTTCATTTTCCCAAGTAATCGGAATATTATTATAAGTAGTTACACTTGTTTGTACATTTAGTATGTCTACTCCGGTTACTTCTGAAACTTCTGCAGCAACTCCCTGCCCATTAGTATCAATTTCATTGAATACTAATTCATCACCAACAGAATAATTTTTTCCAGCATTAATAATTTCAAAACCATTTACACTACCAGAACTAACTGATTCTACGATCGTTTTTTGAGATACAATTTCATTCGATTCAATGATAAAATCATTATCTGAATATTGATCATTGACTTTATATGGGTAAGTATTTCTGATCAATGAAGAATTATTAAAATCAAATGATTGATTTAGTATATCATTATCGGTTAATGGTTCAGAACGATAACTATTTCCAATAAAATACGGAAATTGTCCAACTATTTCCCCATCATCATTTATTTCAATTGTTGCAAAATAAGCATAAACTCCATTTGGAAAATCTTTAGTTTTTCCAAATCTTCCATTGAATTGATCTAAATCTCCTGAATCATCATATACATAATCTTCAACAAAATATCCATACGGAAAATCCGAAACTGGTGGTCTATTTGTTATATTTGACGAAACATAACTTGTTTTTAATTCTTTAATTGGTGAATTTTTATTCTTAGAATCACTATACCCATAAGGTCCATAGATTGGATTCCCATCATATGCCCAACCAATAATAGGAGAATGTTCTTGACTATCTTTTCCTTGATCATTAAGATAATTTTTAAGATTTTGAGAGTATGAGATTACTGAATACTGTAAATTAGTATCTGTTCCAAGTAGCAATTCACTGCATGTATTTCGGTAAGAATTTTTTTGAATTCCATAACGAACTGCATTATTTACTGTCAGTGCTCTTACATTTGCTTGTATAAAAGCATTTTTACCAGAAGATATTGCATAAATTGATGTATTTTTTGATGTATACCCACTTCCGGAATGAAGAATTATGACATCAATTATTTTATTATTTTGTATAACTGCTCTTAATTTAGCACCAATACCATCACCTACAACAATTAATTCTGGTGTTGAATAATAATCGATTCCACTATACTGAACAGCCACGCTCACAATTTTGCCATTTTGAATTAATGTACTAAATTGCGCCCCAGAACCATTTTTAATATCAATTTTTGGTCTTTGATGAATATTTAAAATTTTAGATCCATAATTTGATCCCTTTTGATAAGTATATACCTGTACGATTTCTCCCTTTACAACTGGATCTGCGGTAATGGATTCGACTATATTTGTATTTTCACTACCAGCAAGAGTATAATATACGTTTAATTTAATATCAGGATAACTAAAAATTTGATAACCTACTCCACTACTTGTAAATTTTAGATATTTTTTCTGCTCATAATTTGTTCGTATTGTTCCTCCAATTCCTGCATCACAAAGTTTAAATTTATTAGAATCAATTTTTAAAACATAATAATAATTTTCTGTGGATATACCAGTAATAGAATTATTATTATATGAGTATTGAATTAACTCTCCATCGGAAAATCCATGATTTATATAATTAATTGAATAATCACTTGTAGATATTTCTGAAGGTGATACTCTAAGTTTTCTATTTGTATAATTTTGCCCACCATGAATAACTTTAATTTCCTTTAAAGTATTTTTTAATTCAGTTTTAAATTTATGAATTCCCGCATTTCCAATTGTAGTAAATCCTACAGTATTAATTCCTAAATTATAATCATTAATATTTTCATAAAGTTCAATAGTCCTATCATTTATAATTTTTGTGTAATAGGTTGCACCATCAATTAATGATTTAGACTGATTATTATTTGATCCTTCATAATTCCCAACACCAATTGGATTGTTATTCGTATTTTTAATATAGACAATTGATTGACCATTATTTAAATTATGATTCTGTAAGAATGTAATGGTTTCATTATTGAAGTCTAGGCCACCACCATTTGCGATAGATCTTGCATCAAATTCTAATTCTCTTGCGGTTTTTTCTATGACTGGTTCAAACACTGCTCCCGTGCCATTACCACCAGTCAATTCAATCTTAATTATTGAATCAATATTAAAATCCTGAGGATCAACATAAACTTCTCTAACAGTTCCAGATACGACTGGTTGTAATAAAGCATTACCATCTACTTCAAGGCGTGGAGGATTTATTACATCATAATCAGATCCACCATTTAAAACTTCTACATTTTCTAATGGACCATAGAAGATTTTATCATTTGATTTATAATTATAAATTTCCACACCATTGTTAAGCATTCCAATAGATCCCGGAATGGTGGAATTTTGAAGATTGCTGTATAAATTGGGTTCTAGCTTAAATTTTTTTAACAGTTTTTGAGCTGATATCTTTTTATTATATTGTGAATATAGAGTAAAGATATGATTTGGGGATAAAGATGTATTTGAAGTATTTTTAAATACAACAAAATCTTCCGCTGAAATTGCGGTTCTACTTTGATATAATCTAATTGATTTTTTATCGTCCAATACTTCAACATAATAGATTCCATTTTCTAAACCTAAAATTTGAGAATTATTAGATGAATAATAAATCTTATCTCCAGTCACAAAGGAAATTACTTTATCAAATGTAATTATAGAACAAAATATATCAAATTCTTGATTCTTAATTACTGATTTTGCAGTATATTTTAGAATATTTGTCGTAATTTCATATGATGGTAATGAGTTTGAGGCAACATACATATATTCTGAATTTTCATCATATATGTTTTGTATATTTGAGAATAATGTATTATTCCCATATTCAATTGGAATTATTGATGATGATGCCTTTTTAATTTTTCTACGAATATCATAAAGACCAGAATCTTTCAATGAAGAAGTGTTTACATTTATTCGTAATTCTTGTTTTGATTGAGAAATCGAAATGACTCTAATATCTTCAAAATTTGGTATTACTAATTCGCTATCACGACTTAAAATTTCTATTTCATCTCCCGGTACTAAATTACAAGAATCAACAGTAGTTTTTAATATAATACTTGCACTTTCAAATTTTTCAACTTGATATCTTGTGCTAGTATTATAAACCCAACTATTTGCAAATATTTGTTTTCTTGTATTTCCAGATGTAATTTTTTCTCCTAAATTTTTTGGTGAAATTTCTTCATTTTCAATAAAACTATATGAATCATTTTCAAAAGTAATATTAGATAAAACTCCCGTAATTCTAAACTCAACTTTTCGATTCAAATCACCATTTTCATATCCATAATAAGTATTGTTTGAATTTACTATTTCAGTTTTATGAATATCGATCTCTTCATTTTTACTATAACATCCTAAAAATTGATTTATAGTTTTGGCTGTATACAAAATCTCCTGATTTTTATAATAAAAACTTCCAGATTCAGGAAATCCAATTGTAGAATCTACTGTAACTACTGATAAATTTGGTAAATTTGAAATTGTCACATCTTCAATAACATGACTACTTTCTGTAATTGAAAATGTACCAGTAATGGTTGGATAAGTATCATCATATCCAACAAAACAATAAAGTTTATAGTATGTTTTATCTTTTCTAGTAATTGTTTCAACCCTAGAGACAGAGGCTGTAGTATATGAATCTGTATTTTTTTTAATTGTTTGTCCAACAAGTTGTGATGGATTTCCACTAATTACATCAATAACAGCAATATCTCTTCGAATATAGTTTGCATTTGATGATTTAAAGAGATATTGTTCTAAATCAATGATATTTGGCGTTTCACCAAATAAAACATTAAAAAGAATTCTGAACGATTCTACCGTTCCCTTTGTTTGATAAAATGTTTTTGCATTGCGAATAAAATTTCCAACATTTAGGTTTTCAACAAAATTTGTTTTTTCTAGACCAGGAGTCAAAGAAAATTTAATTTTCTTATAAAATTCTTTTAAAAATAAAGAACTTAGATTTTTAATTAATGTATCTTTTGAATGATTCGTCGCAAAAGAAGTATTAAAAATTAATTCTTGCTGTTGATAATTTGTAATACCACTAAATCCACGAATACATCCAATAAAAGAGTCTTCTGTTGAATCAGTATAGGTAATAATTTCATCATTTATCTGTAAAAGACCATATTTTTGGGGAAATCCTTTTGTAGTATTAACCCGTATAGTTGTAGATGTAGATGTAATATCAAATTTTAAGGTTGTTGAATCTACAATAACTTCCGGAATTAAATGATCAAGATTTAAATATTGATCTAAATTTTCTGCAATATCTACTGGTCCACTTTGATATTCTTGGGAAATATAATATTGCTTTAAAAATTCCGCTGCCTTGGGATTCTCATCTAAAATAAACTCAGGAAGTTGATTTTCAATAATTTGTTGAATTTTTATTCTAGATTCAAAACCATTTTCTAACATTTTATGACCTCTTTAAATCTCCATTTGAATAACTTGAACGATACGAACTCTGAGTGAATATTACGCCAGAGGTATCATCCCCAGATGCAATTGTATCTTTAACCATATTTATTTTACTTTTCGATACATCAAAAGAAATATAAAGATCTTTTAATCCGACAACATCGTTTGATTCTGGATATGCTTGAATTTCAATAATATCATTGCTCATTTCGGTAGATGTAATTTCAATAGTTGAAATACGAATTTCTCCGGTTAAGTAATTTACTGTACCTGCAGATTGAATTACGATGTATGGAGTAGATTCTGATTTATTTGGAACAGAAGTTGTGGGTTTTACAATTGAAATCACTCCACTTTTCCCATCTGCATTTGGAGTATCTGTGAAATACACCATATCAGTTTCAATTTCTGGTCTCAATTTAAATCCAGTAGACTTAATATTGTATCCAATATTACTATAACGCTCGTTTACATGAAAACGATTACCAAAACAAATTTCATACTGAGCAGATTGATTTAAGAGAGCCTTAAGATCCCTTCGAATACGAACTTTAGTGATATTTGAAGTAATTGCAGTATCAGTATTATCGATGACTTGTAAAAGTTTACTATATTTAAATCTTCCACCAAATTTATTTAAATCTAAAGATTCTGAATATTGATATAAAGATTGAGTTACTGAAGTTTGTAAATCCGAGATACTTCCGATTTGATTATAATTATAATAGATATAAGACTCAATTTCAACGTATAGAATTTTTAGATCTATAATTTTAGCATTAATTCCAGATACACTGTATTGTCTTAATTTTGAAATGATTTGATCTTTATCAAAATCAGATATAAAGGTTCCATTTTTGGGTTTAATACTAATTAAAACCGTTCCAAATTGAGGTGGATTTAATTCTTCGCCACCAACAACAGAAATTGATTCCGCATTCTTATAAATTTTAGATTTGATAATAGTTTCATAATCATTTGCAGTTACTGCTCGATATTGTGAAGAATAGAGTCGAGGAGCATAATAGCGAATCGAATCAATACTTTCAATTTCGGAACCATTTTGTGATTTTTGATTTACAATAATATTGACAGTATTTTTCGGTACAGCAATCTCATCGTTTGCCTTTCTTAAAGATCCAGCGAAAGAAAACGAACTTACGTCATTTCCAGATCTTCCATTTGTTACAATATAATTTACGGTAATAATAGAATTATTTTCTAATTTTTTTCCAAAAATTCCATCTCCAAAAATAATTTCATATTTTTCATCTTGAACCTCTTGAAGTAAAAAGATCTGAGATGTCGAGTCAATTTGAAAAATATTATCTACAAGATTATAAACCGCACCCAAGCCACTTTCACTTGGCCCCTTTACATAAACACGTATGGTGGAAATATCAATAAATGAATTGTCTAAAATAAATTTTTGATCCAGAGAACCATCAACAGTAAATCTTTTAGTTAAAAATGTTCCTTCTTTTACTTCGATATTCTCGAATTTTGCAATTCCTTGATTGACCGAAACTGTAATACTCTCCGGAATTGAAAAAATGTAGGTAGAATCATTTGAGGACCCAGTGCAGACTAAACCAGATTGAAGAGTTAACGTGGGAGTGTCTGTGGTACTGATTTCAAATGAAATATTTGCGCTTGATGCATTTCTTGAATACGGAATATAACCGATATTTCTTGCAAGAGATACTACATTCTGTCTCACTACAGCAGAATCCAAGAAGGATTCATTTACCGCTAAATTGGTGTTAAATGCGGTAATATAAGTGTTATATGCAAGAGTGTCGATCAGAATCGAAAAATTAGATCCTTCAAAATCAAAATCCGTAAATGTTGAGTTTGCTCGAAGATAATCTTTAATCGAGGTACGAATTTGATCGAAATCTAAATTAGTAAATTTGGTGAAAGGCATTTTATCTAGTTGCCTCTAATATGAATGTAAACTGTTGTGTTGGAAATTCTTGACCAATAATATCAAACGTCACGGTCACTTCAAATTCATTTAAATCTGGAATCGGATCTACTTGAATAATTACATTTGTGACTCTAGGTTCGTAATTATTAATCACTTGACGAATTTGATTTTCAATATTCGATGCAGTACCGAAATCTACAAATTCAAATAAGCTTCTACGAATCTGTGAACCGATTGTTGAATTAAAAAACCTTTCGGTATTAATCGTTTCAACTAAATTTCGTATGGATCTTATGATCGCATTTGCATCTTTTAAAATACCCACATCCTTTGTGATCGGATGTGGGTCAAAGGATAGACTAATATCTTTAAAGGATCTAGATATCCTTGTAATGGTCATCTTAATTTGTCAAAAAGTTCTTTATTTATTTATTATGATTTCCAAGCAGTTCCATATACTGGTTCTGTACCATAACTCCAGTCATCATAATCCTCATCATTTCGAATTTTTTCATGTAATTCAATTTGCTTACGAAAATCATGCTTTGGCGCAGAGTCGTGCATAATCTCTTGAATGACTCTTTTTGATTTGTCCGGTACATAATCAGTCACTAAATGTGTAGTTCCCCACATCTGATACATGTAATCTTTGTCTCGATCGGTCATGATAGCTCCTGTTTTAGTGAATTAAAACAGAACTTTTATAAAGGAGGTTGCTATCTCCATAACTATTTAACGATTTACCTCTCGAATTTGATAATTTAAAGAATTTAAGTATTTCAAAAGCTCAATCGCAATCATTTTTGGATTTCCTTCTCCACAAGTATAAACATCAATGGCAATACATCCCTCTTCCGGCCAAGTATGACACGAAACATGACTTTCAGAAAGTGCAATCACAATCGTACAACCCTGAGGACTAAATTGATGAGCAAAAACATTCAAAATCGTCATTTTTGCACGCTCAATACCATGTATCATGACATCTTCCAAAGCCCGCATATCGTTAATTTTGTCAAATTCGATGTCATACACCTCCAATAGTAGGTGCCTTCCCATTGAAAATCTATCCAAGGTGTTCTCATTCGCAAAAAAGCTATTTATTTCTGATTTTTTGAACGATTTCATAGTCACTTTCCAAAATTTGTTTTAAATAAGTCTCATTCCAAGAGTCATAATAAGAAGTTTTCGCCAAAATACAGCGCATTTTTGTTAAAAATTCACTATTTTGATATAAAATTAAGTTATATTTACCATTATTTGTTTGCACCGGCCCGATATGACTCGGTTTATCTCTAAAATCATCAAAAAACTTGTATTTTGAGTATTTTTGATTTAATTCTTGTATTTTAAATCGAGCTAATTCTAGGTTTACATCATCTTCAATCAAAAAAATCACGACACCAAACTCTTCTGAAAGAGGCTGAATGTCGTGAATTGATGAAGAAATGATTTTATAGGTGTGATGTTTTGCAAATGGACAGATCGAAAAGCCCTTTAAATCTACGTTAGATTGAGAAATTCGTTCTATCCATTGTTTTAAATCACTTACCTTGTCCTCGATACTTTTTGCGGGCTTTATTGGCGGATGTTGCTGCATATTTGGTTCCTCCACCGTCTCCTTGTAGAGTTTTCTTTGGTGGTCCGGGATTGTAGGATGTTTTTGTGAAGCTTTTAGTTTGTTTTGCCATAATTTAATTCTCCGTTGTTTCAGTGTGTAAGTCTTCAGGTTTAGGAGATCCAGTCTTATAAAACTGGTCCGCCAGGTCTTGCATTTTATCAGACCATTCCTCTTCCGTCAAGTCCTCATGTAGAATCTCTTCTTTATCACGAATGACGTATTTCATAATCAAATGACTCTTGTTTTTTCATGACCCACACGAATTCGAGGATCACACCAAATTTCAAATCCAGCTTCTTTTGCATCTAAGCAGAATGAAACATCTTCACCACACATATCCTGAACCGCCCCCGATTCAAAAACCTGCATTTTTGGTGCAAACCAAGGATATTTGATTTCTGAATGTTCAAAAACTCCTTTTTTAAT